GGCCTGGCTCTCGGTGTTGGCCTTGATGGCTTCGTCCTTGGCCTGAGCCTCGACGCGCTTCTCTTCGCGCAGGTCCTCAACCCGGAGTTGCTGGATGCCAACGAGCAAAAGGCCAACCAGCGCGATGATGATCCCCGCTGCGATGGCCTTCATGCTGAGTCCGCCTTTTTCCCGAGGAACCGCATGATCAAGTCCCGGATCGCGGTCACGCCAATAAAGCCAATGGTGCCGCCCGCGGCCACCGACAGGCTCGGCGGCCAGCTCATCCACTCGATGATGCTGCTTGCCGACAAGCTCAAGGCCCCACAGAGCAGCGCCTCGAAGAAGATGCGCCAGTAGTTCGGCTCTTTGGCGTCGTAGAGCACACGCAACAGGGTGATCGTGAAGGCCATAATTGCGCCCTGCCACAGTGGATTGGAGAGGACCAGCCAGACCTGGGCCCAGAAGTCGGGGTTTTTCTCAGGCATGTTCATGGACATCCGGCTGTCCTCCCTTTGGGGGAGCGTGATAGATCCGGCTCCAGCAGCACTCCCAGCTCAGAGCGATGGGTGTGGTGGAGCCGAAAACGAAAAGGCCCGCCGGTATGGCGAGCCTTGGAATGGGTGCAGGTGGCTGGTGCAACTCTCCAGCTCTGGTGGGGCGGATCGCCGGGTCACATACCCCGCCCTCTCATCGCGTAGCCGCCCATTGTCCGCACGGGATTAGACGACGCCTCTACCGACTTAGCCCATCTGCCTGGGCGATAACCTGCATAACGTGCGTGTCTTCCCACGCTGCCCGCTTGAGCCAGCCCCAATAGCAACAGGTTCGGGCTGCTCATGCTGCCGGTGTTCTTCCGTAACGCGTGACTACCGGCTATACCGCGTCCAGGCCCGCCCGAAGGCCCACCCTGGCTGTGGCTACCCACAACAAAAACGAAAAAGCCCAGCGGGTTAGGCTGGGCTTTGGTGAATCCGAATGTCTTAAACCTTAAAGATTTCTTTCTGGAGCTTCTCGATCAAATCATGCCCTGACCAGGTCAATCTGTAGGTGTGTATGCCGGTTATCTCTTCAATGTCCGCGGCGATAAACCCTCCACCCAAAAGCAAATTCAGGTGATAGATATCGGCATCGTTAAAGCTGTCCCTCTGCCGATTCGACTCAAGGTTTCTCTCGTCAACCCCGCGAATCCCTTCCATGTCATGGATGTCCGTCAACAGCTCCAGCGCAAGTCTTTTGTCGCGTTCCATTGCCTTGCCTCGATACCGATCAGGGACAACCCCTGATCATGTCACGAGGGTAGCACGCACAAAAAAGCCCGACTCAATGGCCGGACTCTCTTAAAGCTCAATTATCAAAACTTTTCAGGTGTTAACTCAAGCTCTTCAACAAGGCGGACAGCCATGGCATTCAAAACTGCCACGTTCACGTGCTCAATGTTGCAGACGGCTTGAAGCCTATGTTCGATTGATTGCGAATACCGCTCTCTATACGCAACTTCGTGCTCAAGAATCTTCGACAAAGCTTCTTCGAGAGGGAGATCGGTGGCCATCGCGAGCACCGTTTGGGTGGGCTTTTCTGCGGGTTCGCCAGCAGGCGGCCAAAGTAGCTCGTTCAGAGTCAAAAGAAGCATATCAATCCTTGAGTAATAAAAAACCCGACGCTATGGCCGGGCTTTCTTTGTTTGGTTGTCATCCTGTGATGCACCAAACCGCAGGTTCGAAATCTACGCGGTCACTCGGCCACTGTCAAGCCGCCTCCTGCAACAAAAGGCCGCGCTCTTCGAGTAGTGCCTCGACGGCGAAGTGAGCGGCCGTCACCTGATCATCGAGCCATGACTTGGTGATTGCGCGCCACCGCCGCAAGGTTCGCTCAGGCGTGCCGTCAGCATCCCAGCTGTGCAGCACGTAGAAAGAGGCCGGCAATCCATTCCTGCGTTCCGGAATCATCCAGGCCATGACGCACTTGGTCTTGAACAATTGGTGCGCTGGGCTGACGACCCTTGGCGTGAGATATGCGGCTGCAATCCTGACCTCGCCTTGGTTGATTGAGTACTTTCCCACCAGTGCGTGCCACTGCGTTTCAGGCAATGATCGCTTGATGGTCGCCCGGGTCATTGAATCTTGGGTAAGTCGCTCCTCGGGCGACAGGTCATCGCTTATCGAGCCACCAAGCAACTCGTCGTCAAAGGTCGCCTTGTACTTGCGCTGCCAAGACGCCTTCTTGGTGCCGTCGTGAATCTCGATCGACATCACCCGGCTGATGCAGTGGGCAGCATCGCGGTATACGGTCATCAGGCAGCCCTCCGGATTCGGCGTGGTGGCGGGTTATCGTCCAGTCCCAGGATGTTGCGCAGCAGCTTGTCGGCTGCCTTGCTCTTGGCGTTGCCCTCGGCAACCCAGCGCTTGCAGTAATCCCCAAACTCAATGTTGACCCGAGTGGCGTGCCAGCTGGCGACCATATCCAGAAGGCAGGCCAATGCGGCGGCGCCACCGACCTTCTCCTGAGCTAGGCCGTCTCCGGCGATTTTCAGGAACTTGCGTTCATGTTCCAGCAGGCTCTTGCGCGTCAATGCCGAAGTGACGTTACCCATGGTTCTTCCTCCCCTTGTACTGTTCGGAGAAGGGGCGGCTGATCTCCACCTCTTCCTGGGTTGGCTCACGGCCCGCGAAATTGACGAAACGGGCGAATTTGCCCTGCTGTTGAACGATGCATGAGCCAACAGGTGCGTGCCGACATTTGGGCATGAGCAGCTCAGTGGCACCGTTCTGCCCTTCCTCGCTATCCATGTCGCGGTGGACCAGGATGATGCAATGGGCGTCTGCCTCGATCTGGCCTGAGTCGCGAAGGTCTGAGGCGATAGGCTTTTTCCCTGGGCGCTTGGTCGAGTCGCGGTTGAGCTGGGCCAACAGGATTACCGGTACATCCAACTCCTTGGCGATGTTGACGATGCCGGTGGAAATCTTGCCTAGCTCAGAGGTGCGGTTGAACGCCTTGCCGTCCGATCCAATCAGGCCGATATAGTCAATCACCACCACATCGAGGCCGTGCTTGCGCTTGACCTGGCGGCATATGCTACGGATGCGCGGCACGGTGAGGCCCGACTTGTCACTGAGGTAAAGAGGCTTGTCCATGATCTTGTTGACCGCGGAAGTCAGCCGAGGCCAGTCGTCGTCCTCCAGCTTCCCATTGTCGAGCAGCTGTAGATCTATGCTGCCAAGGGATGCCAGAGCGCGGTTGGCCAACTCCTCTTCGGGCATCTCCAGCGAGAACACCATGCCGACGCCTAGACCATTACAGGCGATGTGTTGGGCGATCTGCAGGCCGAGTGTCGTCTTGCCGCTACCCGGGAGGCCCGCGACGATAGTCACAGTTTTTTTGCGCAACCCGCGGACCATCTTGTCCAGATCGACCAGCCCGGTGGAAAGCCCCGATTGAACGGTACCGTTGAACTTTGCGTCGATGATGTCGATATTCCTGGCGACCACCTCATCCATGCGCTTGTAATCCGGCTCGCCGGTGTCCAGGTCGCGTAGATCGGCCATTGCCTGCTGGGCGCTGGCAATGATCTCTGCCACCGGCCGGTTCTCGCTAGCCGACTCGCGCACGGCATCGGCTGCGTCCACCAATCGCCGGAGTACTGCCCGTTCGGTCACTGTCCGGGCATATGCTTTCCAATTGGCGGTGCTGGGCGTGTTCTTCGCCAGTTCCGCAGCGTAAGCGATGGTTGTGCCGCCACTCGGCAGTACCGGCTTAAAGTTATGGAGGGTAACGGGGTCTACCGGCGCGCCGGTGGCGTGTAGGTCCAGCATCACCTGGTACAGCGCAGCATTCTCCGGATCGTGGAAGTCGGCGGTGGTCACGCTGGAGGTGATCGAGTCGAAAAGATCGCCATCCAGCATTAGCGACCCAAGCAGCGCGTGCTCCGCCTCGTCGCTGTACAACTCGCGATAGTCGTTCATACGCGCCCCCTTGCCGATTCCCAGGTGAAGCCAACCAGCAGCGCCTTGTTCTCGCGCAATCGGTCCAGTGCACGCTCGCCGATGTAGTGGCTCAAGCCCTGGGCGTTGAGGTTGGACACCACCACCGTAGGACGGATCAAGTTGTAGCGGCGATCGAGCACCTCATGCAGGACCGACAACTCGTAGTGAGTGCCGGCCTGGGCGCCCACCTCGTCGATCACCAGCAGGTCAAAGCTCGCCAGTTCGTTGATTACGTCGCCGTCGGTGTACCCGGCATTGCGATCCATTGAGCGCTTGAATACGCGGATTATTTCGGCGGCGGTGGTGATCACCGCCACGGCGCGGTGGTGGCGAATTACGTGCTGGACGATGCCGCTGGCCAGGTGCGTCTTACCGTTTCCGACGTTGCCACACAGCAGCAGGTTACGGCCGGCCTGGAAGTGCTCGCCGAAGTTGTCGGCGTAGGTCATGCACGTTTCCAGCGCCAGCGTCATGGCTGACGTGGTGGCGCGGTAGGTCGCGAAGGTGCTGTCGGCAAAGCGTGGGGTGATGCCGGAGCCTACAAGCGCGATGTTGACGCTTTCGGCTTGTAGGTTGGCCAGCGCCTGCGAATGTTCGTCACTGCCCCTTGGCGCTACACGCAGGCCGTAGAACTGGCATTGCTTGCACGGGCGGACAGCCATAGATCCATCAAACTGCTCAACCTCGGATCGATCAACCGCGCCGTGGACCGGGCACTCGCCGACGAAGGTGCGCTGCTCAGGTTGGCGGCGGAAGTTAGAACGCTGGGCCATTGGGCGCCTCCTGTTGCGAATACATGTCTTCGGTGTGCACTGGCAATCCAGTGAATGCCGAAGGCTTACCGTTCTTGGCGCCAGCACCAGGCAGCACCGACTCTGGGTAGATGTCCGACCAGCTGCTGGTGGTGGACTTATCCAACACCGCATCGGGTTCCGGATGGTTGGCCAGCTTCTTGGCGATCAGCTCGCAAGCACGCAGGGTCAGTGGTGCCCGTTTGGCTTTTCGCATTTCACAGAAGTCAGCCCAGGCCTGTACCGATGCATTCGATGGCCTGGCCGTTAGAGGATCAAACTTTTTACCCCCTCCCTTTCCAGCCTTCTCAGGTGCTTTGGCGCCTTCTTTTTGGTTAAGGATGGTTAATGGGTGGTTAATGGGTGGATTGGGTGCACCCGGTGCACCCCGTTCTGTCGTGGCGTGCACCCCGTTCTGTTCTGGCGTGCACCCCGTTGCGTCTTGAGGTGCACCCCGTTCGCATCGGGGTGCATCCTGTGCACCCCGTGAAAGGTCGATGTCATAGCAGACCGGAACACGATCACGCTGTGAGATATAGGCGGCGGCAACGGCCTGGTTTCCACGCTTGATCAAGCCAATCGACTCCAGCTCACGAAGCCGGTATTGGATGGTGCGAGGCGCCAGGCCAGTATCAAGCGCCAGGCTCGAAACAGCAGGGAATGCCGCGCGCCCGGACTGATCGGCGTAGTTGGCCAAGCACAGCAGCACATGCCGCGTGTGCGAATCGGTGACAACCTGCTGTGTAAGCGCCCAGGACATGGCTTGAACGCTCATTGCAGCGTCTCCGAGCCCGGGGCGTTAACTTTGGCGCTGTCATCGCCATTGACGGCAGCAGCGCCTCCGGAAAGGCTTTCGATAAGCAAGCTGAGTGCATTCATGGCGTCGAGCGAATGTGCGCGGGCGAGATCAAGCTCGTCCAAATGAGGCGAGTTGCCTTTGACGTGCTCATGCACGCGTCTTGCGTAGTTGAAACCCGCCCACGCTAAGCTGAGGTCAGGAATTCCTTTGAACGCTGTTTTTGGCAGCGGCGCACATGGACTGGGCCTCAATGGAATAGGCAGCGACTTAACCTCAACCCCATCCATCAGGCACTTTCTTTGATGGTCCAGATGATTGGCCGAGACCTTCTGAGCGTCATGCCCAGTTCTGCGACGGAACATCACTGCTAGCGCCATGCAAGCCTCCATCAGGCCGACATGGGTGTCATCCCGCTCGTGGATCTCGCCACCCTCAGAAACAACGTCGACTGCATCAGCAAGTTTTTCAAAGGACATCAGCATGAGCGCTGCGTCTTCGAACTTTTCGAAGTGGGCCTCGTTGATAACCTCCACGATCGGAGGTTCCGGAAAGTCGATTACTTTGCTCATGGCAGGGCCTTCTGGACCAGACGAAACCGGCCCTCAAAATATGGGTGAGTCGCCTGGGTGGCGGTGACCATCGTGGATTCGGAAACAAACCGGTGGAAGGCGGCGGTAACGTGGCTCTTGGACCAGACAAGGTACTGCGAGCCCAGCGCTTCCTCATGGCCGTTGCGGACCATGCCGGCCGGGTTCGGCTGGTTTGGCCAGACCTTCAGTACGTAGTCGACGACAGCGCCGGACAGCCCATGGCGAGCCAGCATCGTTTCCTTGATCCGTGTCAGCGACTGGCAGTTCTGCGGGCAGTGATCCCACACAGTGGTCTGGCTCAAGTCATGGACGCGGCGCTCGATCCCAGCCACGGCTTGCTCGGTCTGAGTTTGGCGCCGCTCCATATCGACCATCAGGTTGGCGCTGGCGGCGATCAACTGGGCCTGGGTCATTGGCTTGGCCAGCTTCTGTTCCAGATCGGTCATGTAGTCGAAGACCGCCGCCTGAAGGTCGTAGCTGTAGGACATGGCCATCAAGCACGACTCGCGCTTGGGAAAGCGGTAGCACGGGTAGCCTTGGCCGTTTTGCGCGTTATGGTAGGTGTCCCGAAATTTCGGGAGACCCTCAGAGCCTAGAACCTTCGGCACCTTCTCCATAAAGTGATCATGGCGAAGGGCTGTAAAGGCGTCCGCCAGCCCTGCCTGTTCAGATTGCTGCTTGCGATGCTGGTTGATAAAGTCGACCAATTCGAGGCTGGTCATGGTGACGGCATCGCCGCCTTGGAATTTGGCGATGGTCATTGGCGGCTCCCGACGTGAATAGCGTCGTGAGCAGCGCCAGCGTGGCGGCCCTTCCAGAGAAGGTTGCCAGTTGCGAAAGTGATCGCCTCCAAACGGCTTTCAATCTGGGTGGCAATAGGGTTGCTCCAGCCGCCTTCGAGCGTAGGAACGATCTGGCCCAAAAGGATCGTGCGCAATTCGCTGAAGGTGGCGCGCGCTTCATTCATCCGCGCCATTTGCTCGGCAGTGACAACGGCGTCGTCCAGCAGGTCACCAGCGACGATCAATACGGCAGGGCAAAAGGAGGCATTTCGTTCTTTTGGATTATTCATGGCTGAGCCTCCGCGGAGTTCATGATTTCGCAGAAGTCGTCGTGCGCCTGGCCGCTGATCAGCAAGACCGCTCGCATGACTGCGTCAACATCCAGTTGGTCAAGCTTCGGTTCCGGCTCGCTACCACGCAACGCCTCGTTGTTGATCAGGATCTTGCTCAGTTGATTGATCGTGAGCAGTGAGTTTTCTAGGCGATCTGGGAGTAAGGTTTCACGACTCATGAGCTCGCCCCCGATTCCAGCGCCACATTTTCGGTTTGCGCAGAACGTGGCGCAGGAACAAGGGCCGCGATCTTCTTGAACTGCTCAAAAGCCGCTTCAAGACTGGTCGCGCCGGAGTCATCAAAGTACTTGGCCAAGTCAGCCAGCACAGGAACATCTACGCCGCCGCCAGTTTCAACGTCGCGAGCGATGGCGCGAGCGATGGCAGCAACCCAGTTGCAAATATCAATGGTCGCCAGCACCTGGAATTCCGCTTCGTCAGCCAGCTCCTTAATTTCATTCGCCTGGGTATTCATGCTTGCTCCCTCTCTGCAATTTCCGAGGGGAGGCCTTTCTGAACCGACCAGAGAAGAGCGCTGATGCTGTCGGCGACAAACTCCAAGGTTTCCATCCCGTCGCAATAAACCATCTCGCCGTAGTTCAAGCCGTCGTGCATGTGCCGGCAGATCTGGCCTAGGCCAGAAGCGAGGGTGCGCGCCTTTTGGATCGCATCACGGGATTCAAGACCGGCAACGACCTGAAGCATTTGGACGCCTGTGTTGCTGATCGGTGTATTGCAGAAATCAACCTCAGTTGTGAGGGAGTCTTGCGCTACAGGTGAACCAGTGGTATTTTTTGGGTGTGACATATCGTTCTCCAGAACGAAGAAGTACCTAAGCGCTTGCGTCAACAAGTGCCGATTGAGAACCCGCTGCCAGGCGGGTTTTCTGCTTTCTGGGATTCAGAAAGTCAGAATTTGAAGCAGGCGCACTATCAGGGCGGGCCTGTTGTTTGTTGCTCTGGTGCGCCTGCGTGTTTCATTCTTGAATTCCTTCTACTGGGGTTATATCCAGCTCGCATAGAATACTTCAGGTATCTAGCCAAAGTCCGGCCAGTCCGGCGCATCCGAGGAACACACCTCGTTAGCGTCCAGGAAACTTGCTGATTTCTTTTGCCGATGCCGATCCATCTGCCGCCAGATCCACAAAAATGGTCCTGCCTGAAGCGATAGCTTTTGATAGAGCGGGCCCTGTGCAACCAAGATTTATCGCCGCCTGTTTCCTGCCTTTGCGCTCAATGAAATCTTCGAGTGGAATGCCGCTCGATATGGGAGTCATTGGGTCGCCTGCTGGGTACTGGATGGATGAACAGAGGGTTTGCCAGACTGATCGACGGCCGGGATTTGAGGCATCATTTGGTTCAAGGTTGGCGATGCTTCTGGATAGAGATCAGGCCGCAGATCGTGACGATTGACGCCGGTCACGCTTTCAATCAATACGACGTGACGGGCAGGAACGCCGCGGACCTTCCAGTAAGAGACGGCCATCGGCGTCACGCCCGCCAATTTCGCAAGCGCAACGGCTGATCCCGCAGCGGCAATCGCTCGCTCAAGCGGAGAAGAATTCATAGACACACCGATGCATGGTTATAAACGTAAATCAACAATACGTTTATTTAATAAACATCGCAACCCCGGTAAACTTTCCGTTTATGACTACTCAACATTCTGGCTATCGCCTAAAAGAAGAGCTTCTTTCCCAGGGAATCGCACAAGCTGAATTCGCGAAATCCATGGGTGTCAGCGCTCAGACACTCAACAACTGGTTCGTTCGTGGGGTTCCGGGGCGGATGCTTATTCCAGTAGCCAACAGGCTGCGGATTGCGATTACCTGGTTGAACGAGGGCGAAGGCCCGCGACACACGTTCGGCAAAGAAGACCCGAGCCTCGACATGGCGCGTATGAGCCTCTGGGACGAAAAAACTCCGCTCGAAGATGATGAGGTTGAGGTTCCATTTCTCCGCGAGGTTGAGCTGGCTGCAGGAGCGGGAAGATTTGCGATCGAGGAAAGCTCCGATTCAAACATAAGGTTTAGCAAGAAAAACCTGCGGGAGAATGGCGTTCAGTTCGATCAAGCTCGGTGCGTGACCGTCCGCGGCAACAGCATGCTGCCGGTACTCAGAGATGGAGCTACCGTCGGCGTTAACATTGGGCGAAAAAGTCTCGGAGACCTTGTGGACGGTGAGCTGTATGCCATTAATCACAATGGACAGCTGCGCATCAAGCAAGTGTACCGATTGCCCACAGGCATCAGCTTACGCAGCTTTAACAGAGAAGATCACCCGGACGAGGAGTACTCGTTCCAGCAAATGCAGGATCAAGAGATCAGCATCCTTGGCCACGTCTTCTGGTGGGCCATGTACGCCAAGTGAAGATTCGGTACCCAAGCGCCCGCTCCCCGCGGGCTTTTTTTACGCCACAAAAAAAACCATAAACAAAAATGTTGATTTGTTTATAAACATATTGTTTACTTTGTTCCATCGCATCCCGCATGGAACTCCACCTCATGACCACCAACACCCTCACCGCCGGTAATTGGAAGGGCAATCTCAAGATGGGCCTGGCTCCTCGCGAGCTTGAAGCCACCCTGTGGGCTGCTGCCGATCTGACGGTGAAAGAGATTGGTCGCGTCATGGGCATCAGCCCGAACACCGCCGAGAAGCGTCTCGACTCCGCCCGCTTCAAGCTGGGCGTCAAGACAATGCGCGGCCTGGTCATTGAGTGCATGAAGCGCCAGATCATCACCCCGATGGTGATCCTGCTCTGCATGATCCTGACCGCCCAGCAAGCCAACACCGAACAGTTCGGCCGCATCCGCCGCCCAGGCGAGCGCCGCGTTGAAACCCGTGTGGCGGTGCGCCGCGTAGAGGCTTTCCAAGCCGCCTAACCAAACCTGATTCTTGCGAAAGCCAACAACGCGGCCGGGAATCGCTCGGCCTCAAAAAAGCTTCACCCAACCCACGAAAGAGGAAACACCCATGCTCGGTATCGGTAAAAAGCTGTTTGGCGCCAAGCGCGCCGTCAAAAAACTGGAAAACCGTGACCTGATGCAGGCCATCGTCGGCGGTTGCCTGCTGGTCGCCGCAGCTGATGGCGAGATCAGCAAAAACGAATCGGCGCAGATCGACATCCAGATTCGCGCAAACAAGAACCTGGAGCACTTCGGCCCGGAGATCACCAGCACGGTGAATTTGTACACCGAGCAACTCCAGGCCTCGTTCCGCATCGGACGCATGACGATCTTGCGAGAGATCCGAGACATCAAGAACAACCCAGCCGACGCCGAGGAAGTGTTCGTCAACATGCTGGCCGTAGCAGAAGGTGATGGCGAAATCAGCGCCCAGGAGATGAAGGTGCTGGCCGAAGTTGGCAACGAACTGGGCCTGCGCCTCAAAGACTTCGGTATTGAGGCGTGAAACAGCGCGCTCGCCGGCTGCTGATTATTGCCGTGGCGATCTTCGCCCTGGTGGTGATCATCAGCAGCATCGCCAACCGCGGCGCCTGCTCCTACTACGGATACCAGCTTGATCGAGAAACCCGCTACGCCCCCTTTGTGGGCTGCATGGTCAAGACCTCGAACGGCTGGGGTCTCAGTAGCGAGCTGCGCACAACACAGCAATGAGCGTCATGGGGTGGTGCTGCGCCACCCCATCACCAACAAGGAGTAGGACTATGTTGATCCTCACCCGCAAGCCAGGCGAAGTAATCCGCATCGGCAACGACATTGCCGTCACCGTCCTCAGCGTTCAGGGCCAGCAAGTTCGTCTGGGCATCGATGCCCAGAAAGGCGTGTCGGTGGACAGAGAAGAGATCGCGATACGCAAAGCTGGTGAAGTCCGGGCGCCTGCCGCTGACAAGCCGCTGTATGCCAACCGCACTGAGGCCGAATGGCGCGAACTGCTGGCGGCCGAACAAGCGGCAAAATCCAAGCCATCCACGGAGGCCGGCAACCATGCAAGCAACTGATCGAATCACCCTGGTGCTGCGCGCCAAAGAAGGCGACACCCTCGATCAAGTCATGCCGTTCGTTCAGCTCGGCGCACCAGTGTCCATCGGTCGCGGTCTGGCAGTGATCGCCGGCGCCAGCGACGAAGATCTGCAGATGGTGCTGGGCGAAGAGCGTGACGATCGGCAGATGCAGGCTGGGTTGCAGCAGCAAGCCCTGGGCGCGCCCACTCACCTCGCGGCTCACGCCCAGGAGATGTTCGACCTATTGCGCCGCATTGACGCCAAGTGCGGTGGCTTGGACGCGGCACTGGGCCACGGTATCGAACCAAGCGATCAAATGTGGACCGAGTCGCGTGAAGCGATGGAGGCAATCTGGGAGTTGCAGGACAAGATCCAGAGCGCGGCAACAGTTGATACGGTGGCTAGTCAGTCGATGCACATCGACGACCGTGTGCGAATGGCAGCGAACGCCAGGCGCTATGAGTGGTTGCGTGATCGGAACCGCGTCACCGATATCGATACCGCTCTTTGCGTTGCGCGTGACGACACTGTGTTCTTCGGCCACGACCTGGACAAGAACGTCG